CCGCTCAGCTTGGCGCCATCCCAGAACGCCCCGCCCATGCCGTACTCGGAGCGCAACGATACGTTGAAGATGTACGGGCTGGCGCCGGTGGTGGTGTCCCACTGCAAGTTTGGCGTTTGAGTCTGATCAATCGGGCCGACGATCTGATGCTCACTCGGGCGGGTCACCAGCAGGGCGCTGGCTAGATCGGCGCCGGTGCCGACAGCAGACTGCACCTTGGCGTAGAACGCATCCAGCTCGGCTTTGCTGGCTGGGTGGAACACGTCGAGCAGGTGGACAGATTCGGCATGGCCGATCTTGTCCATCGCCGTGTAGTCGAAGAAGAATCCGGTGCCCGAGACCTTCAGGATGCTGCGGCGGTTGCTGTAGTCGGCCGCTTCATCCACCACCTGCGTCACCCAGTTCGGGCGGATGGTGGTCTTGCGCAGATCCTGGCCACGCATCGAGCACCCACGGGGCAGCAGCACGCCGCCGGTGGAGGGGTTGAAGGCGATCAGCTCGGCAGGGGTTGGATCCTTTGACGCGCCCCAGCTGGCCAGGCTGGTGGAGCTGCTGCCCGGGTCGTTCAGGACAATGTGGACACCACCGCTCAGCACGATGGTCACGCAGTCCACGTGGGCCCGTGGATCGCTGTAGGTGTACCAGTTCTTGCTGGTGATGATCGCCGCCTCAATAGCGGCGCGGTTGATGGTCTTGAACGGCCGGGCTGAGGTGTAGCCGCACTCCAGCCGCTGCAGCTCGATTCGCTTGAGCTTCTGGGCGATCACCTCCTCATCGGTGGCGCCGGCCTCGTGGCTGTTGTAAGCGCCGCCAACGAAACGGTCTGAGCCGATGTACGGATCGACGTAAAGGGTGAAAGGTGCGTTGAGCGGATCGGTAGTCGCAGCAGCACCGGCCACCACCGAAGGGTTGCCGCCCAGCTGGCGGAGCATGTCCAGGATGACGGCAACCTGATCTTTTGCCACCGCCTGGCTGGCAGCCACATCGAGGGCGCCGCTCTGCCCTGCCCTCTGCAGCTGGCTCATCGGTTCCCGCTGGCTCGATTCCTGCCCTCAGCCTACGGAGCCTGCTTTGCGAGCCTGATTTGGCCGGTCGCCACGAACTGCGCCGAGATCAGGATCACGTCGGTGGCGCTGGTGTTCACTGCGGTTTTCCCCAGCAGGATGTCGGTCTCATAGAAGATCCGCTCCTTGACGTGGCCGGCCACGGTGCTGCTGCGCTGGTCCACCAGCTGGAACCGGGCGCGGGCCTTGCTGCCCTGCTGGGTGAGCATCATCAACCGCAGCATGCCGAGGCCCGATTGCTCGCCCGTCACCCGGCTGTGATCCATTTCGCCGTTGAACGACCCGGCGCCGCGCAGGCTGCCCTTGGCGTACTCGCCGAACGCCTGGCCGATCGCTTCCTGATCCAGCTGGGTGGCGTCCATCTCAAACACCCAGCCGGTCAGGTCGCATTGCATCAGCCAGCCGCGCTGCTCAGCGTCCGCTGCGGTGTTGTTAAGCACCTCAGGCACCGGGGCCAGGCTGTGGGCTGGTTGCTCGCCGTCGGCGATCGGCAGGCCATCGATCGCCTGCAGCAGGGCCAGCGCTGCGGCCTCGTATCCGGCCTGGCTGGAGGCCGGCAGGATCAGCATCGGCCCCGGCGAGACGTTGCGCAGCGGGATCAGCCCCTGGCTGCCGCCATTGATTGCGTCGAGCTCGGTGCTGTAGAACCGCACATCGTCCATCTCGTCGCGATGGATGTAGGCCGTAGCGGTCTGCTGGAATCCGACCGTTGCCGCTGATTCCCAGAACGGATTAGCTGGGTCGCTGCTCCAGAACCCACCGCCAGCCGTCCGCTCTGCCAGGGCAGGCCCTACGGCGTTCTCTCCGCCAGTCCAGAACGCATGGCCATCAGGGCACGGCGCCGCGCCACCTGTGCCGATCCCCAGCGGCACGCCGCGCAGGCTCACCAGCAGCACCTCGTCGCCCGACTGGAACGCCAGATCGGACAGGTCCAGCGATGGCGAAGCGCCGCGCTGCAGCCGCTGATCCGCCAGCGCGGTAGGTGCCGGCCACTCGCGGCTCAGCTCAACGATTCCATTGCGGCCCTCAACAGCCATCAGAACGCCTTGGTGGGCTTGCCGTCGATCACGAACGAGATGCTGACCTGGGTGTTGTCGCCCTTGCTCACGCCGAGGCCCTGGCTGTTGATCAGCGCAGGGCCAGAGATGGACTTGCTGCCGCCCTTGTAGATCGTCATCACCAGATCATCCGGCGTCTCGCCATCATCAAAGATCCGATTCATCAGGTTCACCGTGGCCTGATCGTCGGTCTTGTAGAGCAGGGTCGCCGATCCGCTGGTGGTCCGCTTGCCGTAGCTGAAGGTGTCATCCATCTCGCCGATGCCGGTCGTCTCCAGCGTCTGCCGCTGGGTCTCCATGCTGATCTGCGTGACCTTGGCCACCTTCTGGCCCTGAAAACGCACCTCCCCGTGCGTTGCGTTAGCGACAGTCATCTGTAGGCCTCGACCTTTCTCACAGTCTAAGTTCTGCGCGGAACGTGCATCGACACGTGATCCGCTTGCCGCCAGGCACGCGGCTGCCCTCAGGTGGCGCCACCCAGTACCACTTCAGCCCAGGCCCAGGGCTGAACAGATCCACTCCCGTTAGGCCATTGCCGACGATCGGAGGGAACTGCACGTCGTCCATCTTGCCCCGCGCTGCTGTGTGCGCCGCCTTGATCAGGGCATAGGCCGCCTGGGTGATGTTGGCGAACTCCAGGGTCATCGGCGCGTCGCTGGCGCGGTCGCCCCACTGCCGCACCGATCGCACGCCGCTTTGGGAGCGTGTCTCAGTTACCGGGAAGTCCGGCTCGCCGAACTCGTGGCCGGTGGGTTGGATCTCGGGGAACTGTACGGTCATTGGATCACCCACGCGGCCGGGTTGTCCCAGTCTGCCGCCACCAGCAGAACGCCTGAGCTGTTGATCGGCATGTGAATCATTTCGATCTCATAGGCGCCATCCTCAGTGGGCGTGATCCGGCTGATCTGGTAGGTCCTGACCTGCGTGCTCACCTGCTTGAGGGTGAACACGATGCCAACCGGCGATCCTTGGCCATTCGTGACCGTCAGGCTGCCGGCGTCGTTCACCGCACCGCTGCCGCCCCAGCTCTCCACGTCGTAGGTGCCGTTGGCCAACGGCGTGGTGCTCACCACCGTGCCATCGCCCAGCACCACCCCGTTGTTGAACTCGTCAAACGTGGTCACGTCCATCGCCACGCGGATCAGATCGCCGGGCCCCACGCCGGTGGAAATGCCCTCTAGTCCGTCGTAGGTGGTCCTGAAACGGATCGTGTGATCCCTGAGCCGGCGCATCCTGAGCGTGAACTTCGCCACGTCGATGGCGTGGTTTCGGTTGGTGCAGAACGCCGCCAGGTTGATCGACTCCACAGGCAGGCTGTCGCTGCCGTAAGGCGCCGCTTCGCGCACCAGCACCTCGCGCTCTTCAGGGAACAAGCCGGGGCTAGTGGGATTGGTGGAGCTGCGCTCCTGCCGCCACTTGACGCTGATCTGCCGGGCCGGGCGCTCATCGGGCGGGATGGTCTCAAATTGAAATGTCCCCTCTGCGATGTTGCCGGCGGTGAACAGTGCTTTGTGGGTGACGGCGCTGAAGGTGATGAACGGCACTAAGTCGTAGCGGCCACCCACCTCCCGGAAGTCCAGCAACATCGCCCCGGCAGTGTCGGCGATCCATTGCCGCGGCGAGTCCTGGCTGATGATCACCCCACCGTCGAAAAAGTATTTGCGGTCGTAGCACCACTGCGCTGATGTCTGGAAGTTGGTCAGATTCACCAGGTCATCAGGCACCGCATCGGGCCCGTACTTCGCATTGGTAAGCCGGTCCAGCGCCAGATCGGGCAGCAGGTGCGATGGCCCGGCGGTGAGGCTGCTGAGCAGCCGCCGCACTTCCGTACCGCCGGTGACGTAGGCCGAGAGCTGACTGAACTGCCGCCACTCAAACGCCGATCGGGCATTCACCCCCAGCAGGCTCATGCCGGTGTATTGCGGGGCTGATTCGTTCTCGCGGATCTCGTTGATGTAGACGATCTCATGCTCCGGCCCGCTAGCTGCGGTGGACTGGACCTCCTCATAGACGAACGCCTCGGCAAGCTTGCCCCAGGCGTCGAGGTAGCTGTTCTCATCCGGCTGGGGGATGCCGATCGTTTCGTTTCGTCGGGTGGTGGTGATCGTGAACTGCGACCGGGTGCGGCTGACCGTTTCGCCGCTGCTCCGCCAGGTGACGCCACCGTTGGTGCCGCTCACTGGGCCGGACAGCTTGGCATCGAGGATCACTAGGTCGCCCGTGGCCGTGTTGCTGCGGATCTCCCAGCCGCTCAGGGGCTCAAACTCCAGCTCCCAGCGCTTGAGCGATGGCATCTCCAGCCGCAGGTAGTTGAACACCGGCTGGTCACTGCCGGAGCGGATCCCGAAGCACGGCGCCAGCTGGCCGTCACTGGCCGCGCCGAACTCGCGGAACTTCACCCGGAAGAACGAGTAGCGCTCCTCTGACGTACTCAGCACACCGCTCTGATACTGATCAACGTTCACCCTCTGGCCGCGCTTGATCTTGTCGTTCTCGCGGAACAGACATGCCCTGCCGTCGATGTCGGCCAGGGTCAGCGAGTCGCGAAAGTTGCACAGGCCTGCTGTGCGGATTCCCAGGGTGGAGCGAATGCCGGCCTCAATGATCCGGCACTCATTGGTGGTGGCCACGTGGCCCAGCGCGCAGCGCAGCAGGTGTGGGGCACTGGTGGCCGTCTGCCGGGTGGTGCTGGTGGTGCCATCGGCGGTGATCGTGCCAGTGCTCACCGTGGCAGCAGTGCCGGGCCGCACCACCGTGAAGGTGGCATTGATCGTCTGGCCCGTGCCGCTTGCGCCGTCCTCGGAGTCGCTGACGAAAATCTGATCGCTCGGGCTGCGGCCGGAGCAGATCGCCAGGGCAGATCCGAAGCGGTAGAGCTCGCCCACCACGATTGCGTCATCCCAGGCCTTCTGCCGGCCGGCCACGGTGCTGGCCACGTCGGCGGCGGTCTCGCTGAAAGCGTCGAGGCCCTCGATCGGGATCACGATCACCGCCCGCAGCCTGCGCGGGCTGGTGAGGGCGGTCACCGGGCCGGAGTCTTCGTCTACGTCGCCCTCGAAGGTGTATTTATTCGACGTACTAGAGGCATTGATCGCCACGTCCGTCACCTTGCCGTCAACGTCTTTTGTGACGTTGATGGTCTGATCGCTCTTGTTGCTTTGAATCGTGATCGTGATGTTGAACGGTGCCTGAATCGTCTGGCGCTTCTGCCCGCTCAGGCCGTTGTCC